GAATCCCGTCTTCCGCTCCAAATTACGGCGGCATAGCCAAGTGGTAAGGCAGAGGTCTGCAAAACCTTTATCCCCGGTTCGAATCCGGGTGTCGCCTTTCTATTGCCGGGGTGGTGGAATTGGCAGACACACAGGACTTAAAATCCTGCGGTAGGTGACTACCGTGCCGGTTCAAGTCCGGCCCTCGGCACCAATTTAACTTTGAACGAACTATGTTAAATTGGTCATCAATTTTCACATTATAAAACATATATGAGAGTGATTTGCATATTGCAGATCACTCTTTTTATATAATAAAAACGTAATGACTATCAATATAAGTTTCTTGTTTGTATCGGATATACTGCATTACCATTTAAAAAACTTTGCTAAAACCGTTGACGGTTTATAAAATACATGTTATATTTATATACGTCGGTTGAGCACGACGCATTACATGCCGGTGTGGCGGAATTGGCAGACGCGCACGACTCAAAATCGTGTTCCTTCTGGAGTGCCGGTTCGACCCCGGCCACCGGTATTACTTGCTCTTTATAAGAGCCGATAAGAAATTTCAAAACGCCCCTGAATGTTGGTCTACCAATGTTCAGGGGCGTTTTTCGTTTTTGAAGAACAAGATACAAAACGATATGTTTTAAAATCTTTTTGCACAAATTTTACACAGGAACCTTATCGGAGGCCATTTCCTCAAAAATGTTTACTGTCTCATTTTCATCTCTTTCTCGCAGCTCTTTAATTAAGTGGGCATACGTGCTGGAGGTGGTTTCTATGTCAGAGTGCCCCAGCCTTGCGCTTACATAATAAATCGATACCTTTCTATAAAGCAGCACGCTTGCATGAGTGTGCCTTAAACCATGAACTGTGATCGGGGTAATACTTAATTCGGTTAAAACCTTTCTGAGCAGCTTATTTACATTTGTATTGCTGATGACTTTATACTTTGATGATGCACTATAAAAAACAAGCCCATGAAGGTTGTTTGGTGTTACTTCGAATAAATGCTGAAAAGCCATCATTGTTTGCTTGTTCATTTTCACTACTCGGTTAGATTGTTCATTCTTCGTTGGTCCAAATCCTGATTGATGCCTTTTCGCATAGCCCCAAGTTTTATTAACAGTAATTGTGTTGTTTGAAAAATCAAAATCTTTTCTGGTGAGGGCAACCGACTCCCCAAAGCGAAGTCCTGAGGTTAATCCTAATAGCAAAAGATAATAGCCCAGGCCTCTGTCTAACCTTTTATATAATTCCTTGGTTAGTCTTATTGAATCTGAATAATTCAAGTACTTCTCTTCATCTTTTTTTGCCGGCACAGTCCAGGTCTTTACAGCTTTTCTTGTAAAGTTTATTTTGATAATACCTTCTTCAATAGCATCCTCAACACAGGCTTTAATATGCGAATGTAATTTTTCAACGCTTTCCTGTCCTTTTGTCGCCCCATAATTATTTAGAAATTCCTGATAGTCATGCCTCTTTATTTTCTGGATAGGCATACTGCCGAAATATTTTCTGATTTCTTGTAAGGTGTAGGCGTAATGTGATAGCGTCGGACCTTTCAAGCGTGATCTATAGAGTTTTACCCATCTCTCGAAGTATTCATCAAATGGGGTGGTTATATCAACGCCTGGAGCGATGCCTTTGCTTAGTTTTGCCTCAACCTCGGCAGCAGCTATCATAGCTTCTTTTTTTGTTGTGAATCCGCCTTTACGGATTGGTTTTGGTTTCGCGCTCACACAATACTGCCATGTTTTACCGCGCTTTAGGAAACTAGCCATTTTCTCACTCCTATAGGAACTTGCTCAAGTAATAAGATAGCACTAATTAGCTTTATTTTAAAGATTCTTTTAAATAAGCTTTTCGCTTAGTTAACCAATGTAAAATGAGGTATAATAAGTATTAAGAGGAAAAGTTATGCTTTAAAAAATCAAAAAATTCTAAATATAACCGTCACGGTTCGACAAACTTTTTATTATTAAAGTGGTAAATTGGTATTGAAAAGGTGATGTTATGGCAGTCAAAGAAAAGACTAATATTGAACATTTACAAGAGATATTAAAAAAGAACAACGAGACTCAAAAAAATCTAGCTGACAGGATCGGAATAAGCGAGAGCTATTTAAGCAAGTTTTTCTCCGGGAAAGAAATTGCCTTTTGGATGATTCGGAAAATTGTTCAAGCAGTAGACCCTGAGAATGAAACAATCATCATGAAGGAATATTGTTTAAGTGGGGTTAAAAAGAAGAATTTCGCTCCTGCTTTGGAATACTGTTATGCTAAAAAACTTTTTGATGTAATTCATATATTGATAAATAATAAGAACAAGGATAGTATGTGGTCTATTATATACCAGCTTATTTTAAGGTATAGATTAGAATTAGGTAGTATAGAATTTCGAAAAGAATTGGATAATCTGCAGCCTGATGGTATTGAGACACAAACGTTAATCGAGATTTTAAAGATGTATCTTAACTATGATGTAGGAAAATACGAGATCACTCTTTATCAAATTGATAAAATACGAGAACAAATTAAGAATATTAATGATCCCTTCCTTACATTGTCCTTTTCAGCTAGGTTAGAAGAAGTATTACTAAACATATATTTAAAACAGGAAAACAATATTGAAAAAGCTAGAAGATCAGCACGCATTTTACTTAAAGATGACATTAGTTTAAATTTGAATCTGCAGGCTTTTTACACTCTGGGCCTTTCCTATATGACCGAATCATATAAAACCTCTTTGCGCTATTACCAAAAGTGTATTGAAATTTTAAAAGAACATCCCGACCGAATGAAAGAGTTGATTCAAAATAAAGAAGAAATAGCCATACTACAGAAATTTTGGAATGAGCCTATAGATGAACAATATCAAGTCACGTCCTTTTCGAAAGCACTGGCAGCAGAAAAGGGGCTTGCTAGTTTTTATGAAGATGATTATTACAGAAAGTATGCTCTTCTTATTGATGGAATAAACGAAAAATCGAAGGAAAAGTTATTACTTTCTTTGTACCTGTTCACAGAGAAAAATGATAAATTTCGGGCAAACCTCCCAAAAATCCACTTGATAAAATTAGGAATAGATTTTAATATGGATTAGTAAGGAGGTGGAAATATGAAAAGATTTTCATTCTCTATTTTAATTTTAGGCGTTGTGTTATTCATGTTTTTAAACAGTCCTTTAGTCTCGCCAATTATTAAAGGAGATATACAAACCGCTGAAATTAAAGTAGGAGCTTAACCACTCACCTCAAAAAGCGCATATTAAATTTAAAAGACGCTGCCTTAAAAACAGGCAACGTCTTTCGTGCTTTTTGGGGGAATTTCCTTTTTGATAAAAAAATCAAAAAAGGAAATTGTTTAAAAACTATTTGTTTTAATTCTTTTTTAAAATATAATATATAGGAACGAATGTTCTGTCGGAGGTAACAAGAAAAATGACAATTGTATTTGAAGAACTTTTAACTATTATCAAACCGAATAACAAAGACCAGCAAAATCAATCTTCAGCTAAGTCATCCAAGAATTTAGCCTTAGATTCCCGGTAAGACTTTAAAGCGTTAAGCATAAATTCTCTTTCATCTTCTGTTATTTTATTGCCTTCGTTATCAATAATGTCTGCTTTCTTTATTACATCAAGGGTTAAATTCCTTGCAAATACTAATTCTTTTTCTTCTTCGCTCATTTTATTTAATTCATCTTCGTCTGTTGCGAAGTATGAAACATCGACATTAAAATATTTTGCAATTGTATTTAATTTTTCATAAGAGGGCTTTTTAATTTTATCTCCTGCTTCAAGTTTGGAGAGATACCCATGTGTTACACCTGTTGCATCGGCAAGTTGACGGAGAGTTAGCTTTTTTTGCTTTCTTAATTTTGCTATATTCCGTCCAATAATCTTATTTTTTTCCATCAGAAAGCAATCACCTTTCCACTCAACAGATTTTGTTTTTTACTGTAGTAATATTATAACATGCATTGTTTCCAATAGGATAAAAATTCACAAATAAGGGGTTTACAAAGCTGTATGCAAGATGATATATTGAGTTTGTAATGTTCCTATAGGAACCAAGAAGGAGGAGAAGCATTGGACAGCAATATGTTATTTGGTGAAAAAATTAAAAAAATCCGCAAAGAAAAAAACATGTCATTCAATGAATTTGCTAACTTTACAGGGTTTACTCCCTCTTATATCTATAAGTTGGAGACTGGTAAAATTAATCCGACTTTTAAAAGCATTAACCAATTCTGTGAAAAACTAAATGTGCCTGCAGGATATTTTTTTTAACCAAAATGTTTCTTGTAGGAACATACGGAGGGGAGAAATAAAATGGAACAACTTCTTGATGTTAGTCTTTCAATTCCTATTCCTGCTGACAAAATTCTCATTAGCAAGGTGGAACTTCAAGAACTAAGAGAACAATCGTTATCGGGGGTCTATTGGAACATGAAAGACCTTGAGAAAAAGACAGCACGTAAAAGCGAGTGGATCAAAGAAAACATTTTATACCCAAGTCGGTTTCGTAAAGTTTTAGATTCGGTAAACGGGGGCTTTGTATTTTACCCGCAAGCTAAAGGGCAAAACTGGAGCTTTCAAGCTTCTAAAATGGCTGCCTTTTTAGATAAGCACTTTGCTGAGATTTTCAACAAATAGCCGAAAGGAGAATACATGTGTTTTTAGAAAGCCACGTCTGGCTGCATAATCAAATTCACGTAATTATAAGTGAGTCTGTTAATACTCACGAAAGGGCAATTGCCGAACTAAAAGCCCAAGGCGGCACCTGCCTGTCTGATCAATGTCAGCAAAACACCCTCGGCTCTGTAATTGTCAACGGCAAGCGGTCTGTATGGTCTTTGACGAAGGCAGAGACCGCAACGCAAGGAGGGAGAAACAATGGCTAAATATCGCCACGTAAGAACCGAATTTTGGCAAGATCCGAAAGTGCTTGAGGAAATGACACCAGAGGATAGGTACTTTTATCTGTATCTATTGACGAATCCATTCACCTCACAAATAGGCATTTACTCGATCACCAAGAAGCAAATGGCTTTTGATATCGGACACTCTATTGAGTCCATAAACAGCCTTATGGATCGGTTTCAGCATCATCATCATTTGGTCGAATACAATCCGGGTACCCGAGAAATTGCCATTTTAAAATGGGGGCGTTACAACCTCAATAAAGCCGGGAAGCCTATGCTGGATTGCATAGAAAAAGAGTTGCGAGAGGTAAAGGATCGTTCACTAATCGAATTGGTTTATCCGCATATACCGAACGAGTCTATCAGGGAACTGTTTTCACGATACGTTGACGATACGTGTCACGATACGTCGACGTCAAGGGGACAAAAAGAAAAAGAAAAAGAAAAAGAAAAAGAAAAGAATATATATGTCCCCAAATTGAAATTTGAGGACGTCCACATCAATTTGGCAAAGCTCTTATTTTCTCTTATTCAGCGGAACAACCCAAAAGCGAAGGTCCCTAACCTTGAAAAATGGGCTAATCGTTTTCGCTTGATGATGGAGAACAGAGAGCAGCCGCGAACATACGAAGAAATTAAAGACATGATCATATGGACGCAAAACCATGACTTTTGGTTTGCGAATATCTTATCAGCTGATAAGCTCAATCAAAAATTTGATGACCTTACTATGCAAATGAAACGCGAACGGGGGAATGGACCACATGGAGGACTTCACAAGGGAGCGAGCAGCCGCGGTCAAGGGCGAAATATCTCGCAGGATGACATTCCTTACTGACGAGCACGGCAATCCTGTTTACTGCGATAAACACACCCGGATTATCGGTGGAGAAGAAAAGCCGTATCCAGTTCAGCTCATTAAACTTCGGGATGGCTCTGCAAAGTGTCCCATGTGCGAACGGGAACAGCGCAATAAGGAGATTGAGCATGAAACCGAGGAATGGCGCCGCCGGATGGATCAAAAGGTTTTATCTATGTATTCACTAATCGCTGATCCCACACTCAAAGAAGCGACGTTCTCGACATTCCAAAGTTATAACCATGAAGACGAGCGGAACAAGCGCCGGATGATGGAGCTTGTTAAGCAAGTGAAGGCGGGAGCCGTCATGAATGTCTTCTTAACGGGTGAATCTAACGCAGGAAAAAGCCATCTCGCTATGTCAGCCATTAAAGAGCTGAACAAGAGGGACGCAGAAGGATACGCTAAATCAGCGTTGTTTGTAAACAGTGACGCCCTTATGAGGCGAATAAAGAACTCATTCAAGGACAGCTCTGAAAGGCTTACCGAAGCTTTTGCGATCGAACTGCTGACAAGGGTTGATTATCTTGTCATTGACGATCTCGGGGCCGAGGTGGGCGACACAGACAACGAAAACAGGGCGGCAAATGATTTTATTCATCGCGTATGGTACGGCGTCTCTACAGGGAGGCAAGGCAAATTCACGATCGTTACAACTAATCTGTCCGGTGTGGCTCTGACTAAACTTTATGACAAGAAAGTCGTAAGCCGGCTCACGGCACACTTGGAAACAGTCAAATTCGAAGAGAAGCAGAAGGAAAGAAAAGGCCGTACTGCGCCCGCCCTGTCCTTTTAAGGAGGTGAAAACAGTTGATACAGGCAATCATGCCCGGCGTGCTGCAGATCGTCCCTGAACGCAAATTAACGGATGACCAGCGCAAAAAAGAAATAGACGAGCTTATCAAGATTCTTGATCAAAAAATAGCAGACTATCAGAACTTTAGGGGGGATGCAGTGTGAAACACGGGAAGCGCCCGACGCGCGCACAGAAAAATGTCATTAAGGCAAACGGATTAAACCCGAATAACTGGCTTGTAAGCAAAAATCTGCAGCATGAACACCGGCTTATTATCGTTCATCGGAATACAGGAACGCTCCGGAGGTGCTGGGCATGAGTCAGACGGTCAATGCTGAACGGTTCGAACTGGCTTTAGAAAATATGAATTATGAGTGGTCAATGGTCCAGCTGAAAAAGGTCGTTCAATACTGGCATGATGGGAAATCAATTCTTGATATGTCGGAATTATTAAACAGGGATTCGGATGAAATCATTTTGCTGGTCATGGACTTTGCAAGAAAAAACATCCTGCCCGCCCGTAAGAACGGTTTACGCGCTAACAAAAGAATTAGAATATCCGAGAAAACCATGAAAGATAAAATGTACCGACTACGCTATTTGTTTGAAGAAAGCCCGGTGTATATCCCTTTTCAGGACCTAAACTTCATGTTTTATGACAGCGAAATCAGGCGTTTCCGGGAGCTATGGGCGGCCGACGAGTCATATCTGAACATAGCAAAAGAGCTGAGACGGAATGAAGATGAAACGTTATTCCTTATCATCGACCAAGCAAAAAGAGACCTCATTGAGCCTCGGGAATCCGGCTTGCTCGGAAAGGAAGCGTCAGAAGATGAACGCAACAAGCAAAAGCTTCCGTTTTGAAAAAGCAACGGTCCAGCAACTTATGGTCATCGTACGTTATGAAGACTGCGCCCCGGAGGTACGGAACGCGGCTTTACAAATGCTGATTATGAAGGGAGTGGCAGACGTTTGGGACAGGCAGAACGAAAGCATTTAATGGAATGGCTTTTGCTTATCGGCTCTTATGGCAGAGATTTTTTAAACCGCCAGACAGATGAAGAGCTTGAGCGCTTATATAATCTTCAAATCAAAGGCATGAACAAAGAATAGGAGGACAGCACCATGACAGAAAACAAAAACTTGCGTCGGCACGGCGAAGTCACAACACGGGTGATGAGCGAAGAGGAACGCGTTGAGTATATAAAAAAACACCCAATCATTCCGACGGAAAAACCAAAGGTTGGCATACAGCTATTCCCGTCAAACTATTGGATGTAAGGACGGCCGCTAAAGCAACCGCCACCGTATGAATAATAAAACCTAGACACTTTTATTATACCATACGGAGGCTTTGAACATGCAGCCAAAACATATACCAATCAATCAAAATACAGGTATTTCTCAATTTATTGAGCCGGGGAAGGTGTCTGTCATCGTGTTAGACGGCAACCAAAACGCCGCGTATGTCGTTGAGGCACCCGAACACGGCAAAACAATCATTCAAACAGTAAAAGGCGGCCTGGCTCGTTGTGATTACGAGATCGGCCATAAATTCAATTAGCAGGGGTTTTCCCCTGCGGGGGAGGAACGGAACATGTATCAAAACGAGATTGCCCGCAAGTGTGAACGCTGCGGAAAAATATATTATTCAGCTCAATGGGTCGTATGCAAAACATGTCTTTTAGACCGGGAGGCCCGAGCATGAAAGAATTCAAAATCAACTTGTCAAAAGGTGAGGTTTTATATACCGGCTCTTACATTTGCACCCTTTCGAAAACGGCGGCCAGTGCACCTGAGCAAATTTCTTTAGAAGCAGCAGCCGAAAAGCTCGCGGAAGAGTTAATCATGCAGCAGGCTATGAATCGGGAGCATCAGCGGCAGCAAGATATTGCGGCCAATCAATTCCGGCAGGCACAGAAAGATATTAAGTTGCTGCAGGCGGAGAACAAGCGTTATAGAAACGCATTAGAATTTTACGCTGATGACACGACATACACAAATGAATTTGAAGACTGTCCGCCCGCTATTGATATGGATTGGGGCGCCGTTGCGAAAATAGCATTGGAGGGGGCTGCGGAATGAAAATTACAGTAGACAAAAAAGTGAAGAAGTTCTATCTAGCCTTTAGTAATACACGTAAGCCAAAGGATGGCAAATGGAAGCCGGCGGTTGGCCATGAAATTCAAGTTGGAAAATACCGTTTCTGCGCGATTCCAACGTTCGATCATATTAACGTGTCAGAGGTAACAACCGGACTACAGGTCCTTAAAATTCCGATGACACCTTCAATCTATCAAAAGACACTCGACAAAGAAGACACACTGAGACTTTTTGAAAGTGTCGGTGAGGATTTAATCAAAATCATTAAAAAGCAAAGTGCGGCTGATCTTGATAAAAGTCTTATTGAGAAAAGAAGAATCATATTCAGCATGCTTGGCGAAATGCCGCCGATTGAAGTTTATGACATGGAGGGGGCTGCGGAGTGATGCCATTACAAGTCGAACTACAACGGAATGTGAAGGCCACGAAGGACGAAGCAATGACCGTCGAGCAGGCGGCCGAGCTTTTAAAGGTTCACCCGGATTACATCCCGACGCTTGTCGCTCGGTCTGACGATCTAAAAATGATCGGCGACCATACCATTATCGCTAAACGGGATAAAACTAATATCTGGCTGGTCGGGGCATGCGTGGGGCTTTTCTTCTTCGCTGTTTGTGTCCTGCCGGGCTTGATGGGGTGACGGGATGATCAAACAACAACTGGGACTTTTCAGAGAAATCATTGTTGATAACTTCGCGGGCGGAGGCGGAGCCAGTACCGGAATTGAATTGGCTACCGGGCTTTCGGTGGACATTGCGATTAACCATGATCCGGCGGCCATCGCCATGCACCAAGTAAACCACCCTGATACAGAACATTATTGTGAGTCTGTTTGGGAAGTAGACCCGAGGGAAGCAGCCAAGGGGCGGCCGATTGGTTTAGCCTGGTTCTCCCCGGACTGCAAGCATTTTTCAAAAGCCAAAGGCGGAAAACCCGTTGAGAAGAGCATCCGGGGGCTTGCATGGGTAGCGGTCAGGTGGGCGGCAACGGTAAGTCCGCGGGTAATCATTCTTGAAAACGTCGAAGAATTTAAAACGTGGGGGCCTCTTGGGAAAGATGGAAGGCCGGACCCGGACAAAAAAGGATATACGTTCCGTTCCTTTGTCAGAGCGTTAAACAGACACGGATATAAAGTCGAATGGAAAGAGCTGAAGGCGTGCGACTACGGCGCCCCGACAATACGGAAAAGGCTGTTCTTAATCGCTCGGCGTGACGGGCGGCCGATCATATGGCCCGAGCCGACACATGGCGATCCAAAAAGTGCGACAGTGAAGTCCGGAAAGCTTAAACCGTGGCGGACTGCCTCCGAGATTATGGACTGGTCACTGGAAACGCCGTCAATTTTCAACAGGAAAAAGCCTCTTTCAGAAAATACAATGCGGCGCATCGCTCGAGGTATACAACGTTTTGTCATTGACAGTAAAAAACCTTTTGTTATAGGGGAGCGCGGTAATTCACTCATTCAAATGGGATACGGCGATCCGGAAGGCCGGCGGGTGCTCGATCTGAAAAAACCACTCGGCACCATAACGGCCGGCGGCAATAAATTCGCCATTGCCACAAGTCACTTGATCAAGCTCCGCGGCACATGCAGAGACGGCCAAACGGTGACGAACCCAATGCCAACAATAACGGCGGGTGGCCTGCACGTTGGCGAAGTCAGGGCTTTCCTGACGAAATATTACGGGTCAGATACGGGGCAGGCTCTTAGTGACCCTCTGCATACAGTCACCACAAAAGACAGATTCGGCCTGGTCACGATTAAAGGTGAAAACTATCAGATCGCCGACATTGGGATGAGGATGCTTCAGCCTCATGAATTATTTGCGGCTCAGGGATTCCCGACTAATTACGTGATTGATAGAGATATAAACGGTGTAGCGTATTCGAAAAAGAAACAGATTGAGCGATGTGGTAACGCAGTTCCGCCGCCCTTCGCCGAGCAGCTTGTCAGGGCAAACCTTCCTGAATTCTGCGTAAGTGAACATATGACCAAGTTTACAAGACTAAAGGCTAATTAGGAGGGAATAGTGTGACTTTACTTGATGACATCGGCTTCACAGAGGAGCAATATCGAGAGCTTCGTGAACGCGGTATGTCTGATACGGAAATAGCGAGAGAGGAACTCCATTGCTCTCCATCCACTCTTTCCGTCTGGAAAAAGGCTAACGGGATAGTAATCCAGAAACCGTATCGCCTGTTTACTCTGGCAGAATGGACGGAGCTTCGTAACCAGAATTGGACACACTTCCAAATTGCACAGCATTTCGGTTTCAAATGTATTGATACTTATTTCTATCATGCAAGAAAAATAGGCATTCCGCGTAAACGGAGAAGGGAGAAAGTTGAATCATGAATCTACAAAAAATGTTTGAAATGCAAAAGGTGCTTGACGATCGGATCATCAAAGAAAAGGGGCTTGAGGGGCAGGACTTGCTCCCAAACCTCATTCTTGCTCTACAGGTGGAGCTGGCCGAGTGTGCGAATGAATGGCGCGGCTTTAAGCATTGGAGTAATAACCAAAAGCCAAGAACAAAAGTATCAACAAATGTTGGTGCGAATCCTGAAAACGCAGCCTTTTTCCGATGTGAAAATCACTATTGCGGAGAAAATTTAAACAAAGATGATTTTAAACACTTATTAGATCCGGATTATGAAATATGTCCTGTTTGTAACGTGGGTGATGTAACGGCTTTTCGTGATAAAAACCCACTGCTTGAGGAATACGTGGACTGCCTGCATTTTATCTTGAGCATCGGGAACCGGCTTGGCTGGAATGACACTGACACCATAGATGATGTAGTCGCGCAGCATTTAATTTCTAAAAAAGGGTTTGGTACAGCAAAAACATTCTCTTGCTTGCTATCCATTGCTTACGGATTCCATTTCAGCAATGTAGAAAAGCGGACATATATCAGTTTATTTACGACTTTCTTTGAATTAGGCAGCAAGCTCGGTTTTAAATGGGAGCAAATCGAAGCGGCTTACATGGACAAAAACGCCATCAATCATCAGCGGCAGCAAGAGGGGTATTGAAATGAGAAAACCAAAAACAGCAAGACTCAAAAAGAAAAAAGGGTTCGATAGGGATATTACATTGCAAGAAGCTTTCGACGTCATTGCGGAAGAATTGGTTAAGATCGGTCATGAAGAATGTGCGTTCATTGGTTATGAGAATGTGTCATTTGCGTTCTCTTCTTCGAAACTCCATTTACATGTTATGGAGGGCGGAGAAGAAGTTTCCCTTGTGAAATCGACTAAAACGGCACGGGAATTAGAAAGGAGTTTTCAAAAATGAACACAGCATACAGAGTGTGGGACGGCGAGCAAATGTTTTATTCGATGGATGGGGAGTTATCTCTATCCATTGGGTTAATAAAGCCGGATAACGAATACGGGTGGTGTTTATGGTTGGACGGCTTCGGGACGATCGCGGATAACGCTGATGGCAAGTCAGTTCTTATGAATGGTTCGGATCAGTTTGAAATAGGACAGTTTGATAGTGATGGAAAAGGGGCTTACAGACCAGGAACACGTATTTATGCGGGTGACATCGTTAAGCAGGAGGAAGCAGCGCCCGGCTGTTTGTTTGGGCCGGAACCGTTCATCGGCGAAGTGAAAATGATTGACGGATCATGGTGCATCGTCAATGAGAAAAAAGAAGAGTGCCGACCGTTGTTTTCTGAGACGGCGACAAATAAAGTCATCGGCGACGTTTACCAAAATCCTGAGTTATTGGAGGGCGCGGAGTGATGGCATACAAAGATAAATCAATTCAACTTTTCAATCTGTTTGATGAATTGAGCGAACAGGTTAACAACGTCATGCATGACGCGGTGATTTATAGAAAGCGAAACAGACTCAATGTGATAGATCAAGGCGCAAAAGAGGCCGAGCGGATCACAAGAGAGATTCAAACGCTTGTCAATTCGATGCGGCGGAAGAAGGTGGACACGGAATGCCAAAAGTGAATGGAACATTAATCCGATACTATTGCGATGACTGCGAGGAATGGACATTCTTAGAAAGGCCTGCCAGCACGTCCGAAATTTATTGCCCTTTTTGTGGAGATCAAACTCTTGCGATAGATTCTGATGATTTAAGCTTACTGGAAGAAATGATGAAGGAGGGCGCGGAACAATGACAGAAAACGAAGAACTGCAAGCGGAAAACGAAGAACTACAAGAAAGATGCATCGAACTGGAAACGCGTAACGAAGATTTAGCGCGGACGATTCAGTATCAAAACAAAATGATCCGGGGGCAGAACTGGCGAATCTTGTTTTTCGCCCTCTCTTGGATTGTATATGGCGCTGTGAGTGCTGTGAATTATTTCTGGGGGTGATGGAATGAAATTCACATTTAGAATGTTGATGCTTCTCATGATGTCGGTCATTGCCAATTCCATAGGAGCAATCCTGGATCAGTATTTCGACAATCAGAGTTCGAGAATAAATTGTGTGGCAGTTGCCGCAGTTATCAGTGGGTACTTGGTTCGTGGATGGTGGCCGTTAAAAAAGAAGGAGGGCGCGGAATGACAAAGACAAAAATCATAATCAAAACAAGCGATAAGGTTGAGGTCACACGGGAACAGGCGCGGGCGATAGAGGAAGGCATGAAGTTTTATTTGAAAATGGCTGATGACGAACCTGAAAGAGTGAACACGTTGACCAAAGGAGACAAAAAAGAATTTGCGCGCCTTCAATTCGTCGGGAAACACTTTGTCATTAAAATAGGTGATGTCGAACCGTGGACCGGATTGTTTGATCCGCTGAACAGCATGTCTGCTTATGATCTAAATAAGGCGATTTTGAAGGGATATATCGTTAAGGGGGAAGAATGATGATCAACAAAGTCGTAATCGAAATCACAGCAGAAAAAGGCATTGTGAAATTGTTTAACGAGAATGGGGAAGAAATTAACAGGCAGGAAACTTCACCAACAGAAAGCGGATCAAGTATCCAGTATACAGGCGCCGACTTTGAAGACATGACAGCAGAAGAAGGCATGACAGACGAACTGTGGGAAGCGTTGGAGCAGAATTTTTATGTCCATGATGTATTAACAGCAATGAGGGGAGAGTAATCATGAAAAAACTATTCAAATCAATCATTCTATCAGCTGCATTACTTACGGGAGCGGTGGCGGTTGCGCCGTCTGCTTCCGCAGCATGGTCAGGCTGGCAAAATGAATCTAGGTACAGCGGCCGGGTGTTTACGGATGCCGCGACTTACACGGCCGGCGCCTCAACGGTGGACTGGAAAGCCGAGAAAAAAGGATCAAGCACACTTTATTACACGGCCGGCGTATACAAGAAGCGAAGCGGCGGCGGGCTGACTGATACGAACTTAGTACAGCGGGGCAGCTTCAAAACGGCAACGCCTCTGAAATCATTCAACGTGAAAACGATCCGGAATAAGACCGGGAAAGGAACATATGTCATCCAGCTGGACTGCTACTCTGATTCCGGCAAGCGGAACTATATTGGAACATTTGAATCAGCAAAATTTTACGTGAAGTAATCAAAAATCAATATGTCCAAGACGGAGAGCCTGCGGACACTGATCATTGCACAGAATCACTGTGCTCTGATTGGTGTCCGTTTTTTATTTGAACGGAGGGACGGCATGAAAACGAAGAAAAACGCCACGCTGAGCATTGATTTTAAAGAAAAACAGCCATCGTCACACAAAAGTATCGAAAAAAAGCCGCAGAAGCTTACTGAGAGAGAGTTGGAGAACCTCATGGGTGTAAACAGGCCTACATATAAAAGAGGCCGTGGTGGAGCTTTTAGACAGAAATAATAACGGGAGGGATTTTTGATGAATCAAATGACACTGAACATACCTCAAATTGACGAAGAAGCTACGAGAATGAAAGCTGAAAAGCTGCTCGAACAATATCGCATGTACTTACTACAAGTGCCGGAAGATTTTTTGCCGAAAGTGACCGCAACATACAGCCTTGTTCCACCCAGCTTTTCGAATGAATTTCATTCCTCCACAGAAGACGCAGCATTAAAACGCATGGATTGGGAAATTGAGAGGGAACGGTTTTTAAAGAGAATGCAAAGAGCGGTTAACCGGCTTTCCCAAAAGGAGCGGCAAATACTTGTCATGCTCTATATGCAGAATGAAGAAATGTATGATTATGAAGTCTATGCAGAGATGAGACTCAGTCAGCGGAGCTACTACCGGACGAAAGCAAAAGCATTTTACCGGCTGGCCTTTGCTCTTCGCGTGGAAGTTTATAAGGACGGGGGCGCGCCGGAATGAATTTTGTTCAGCCTATAAGGGACTTAGATCAGATATATTATATTAAAAAGTACCTGAAAGAACGGAGCGAACGGAATCACCTTCTTTTTGTGGCCGGAATTAATTCAGGTCTGCGTATATCAGACTTGCGGCTTTTAAGGGTTAGGGACGTGAAGCGCATGTATATCGACCTGCGAGAGCAAAAGACCAGTAAACAAAAGCGAATCAAAATCAATAAAGCATTAAGGAAGGCTTTTGCCGATTATATCAAGGACAAGGATGATCAAGAATTCTTATTCAAAAGCCGCGAAGGACTAAATAAACCGATAAGCCGCAGTATGGCATATAATATTTTAAGGGAAGCGGCTGATTATGTTGGTCTTGATGGTATCGGGACTCATACAATGAGAAAAACCTTCGGATACTGGCACTATAAGAAATTCAAAGACGTTGCCTTGCTGCAGGAGATATTTAATCATTCAAGCCCTGACATTACGCTCAGATACATCGGAATTACTCAAGACACCATGGATCAAACAATGGATGCATTCAGCTTATAAGCTCATCTGTTTAAAAAACAGACGGGCTTTTTTTATGCTTTTTCCTATGAATAAACCATATTGAGAAAATGTCAAACTCATTTCAGAGAAATGAATTAAACATAGTGGTGGCAAAGGATTCAGCGATTCGGGGAATTGGACACAATATAAGTTATGATTAATTGGGTTATGTGGAAAATCTTGTACACCTTTCGTGGTATCATCGTGTTACAGGAGGTGAGCGGCATGAGTAGAGGCGCAACAGGTTCAGCGTTAGAACAGAAAGGCATGGTTTGATAGAACAACACCAAGTAATGAAAGGGTGAGCGGGATGACTGCGGCAGAGCAAAAAGGAATGTACTAAAAAGATTTTGGCAGAAAGATGGCACGATAACGGCACACCATTTTGTTTTAGATAAGGTATTATGGTAATAGGTAATAAACAGGCAGGCGCTTTCCCAATCGGGAGGGCGCTTTTTCTATTGGAGGGATTAACCATGTCCGAAGACAATTTATATGTTGATCAATTTAAAGCGTGGTGCACTGAGCAAGAGCTTCTTTTAAAACAGATTAATTATGACATTGAAATCAGTAAAAGGAAAATCGAATTGAACGAGAAACAAAAGCAGTTGCACCTGGAACGCGTGAATATAGGAATTCAGGAATTCAATAATTGGGCAAAAACTTCTAATCGTGACGAAAGACTGGAGTTACTGAAGGAAGATCAAACAGATGCTGCTACTGAAACACTTTTTTGTGATGGTCAAGAATTCGCAACGATACATAGAAAGAATATGAAGGAGGATGAATAGTATGAAAACTGGTGGCAAGCATAAAACGCCATTGCTACAGATCGAGCTTGATGACATTACTTCCGTTCCGCGTGTTTTATATAAAGGCGAAGAAATAAAAAATAAAGTCCGTGTAGATTTCTCTTATCTTACTGGAGATGAGTACGGGAATAAGCCAATCTATATTGATATTGTTACACATAGAGAAGATGGAACGGTAAGACGAATTAGCCACAATCAAGGAGCTATTGGTATAGACGAAAGAAGGTTGAGTGCAGGCTTAACAGATGAGGGAACATTATGAACCCGCTTAGCAAATGCGAACAATGCGGAGCAAATCACGAGATCGAATTATTTGAGCGTAAAGAAGCAAATAGTGTCGTTGTGGGGTTCATTCAATGCCCGGCTTGCCATCATAAAACGGTTTACTCTGTAACAAATCCTCATATCAGATCTCTTCTAAAGAGGATAAGAACAATAAGAAACCAATACAGAAAAGCAAAAAGAGTAAAGAAAGCTGCCAGTCTCCTTACTGAATATGAAAAGGTGAAGGCGCAGATTGAAGTTCTTATGAAACCGTTAATTGATCAAGAGAATAAAAGCATTAATCAGTAGCGCCTTTCTGTTCTTTGGAAAGGTGTTTTATTTTTTAGGAGGTCACCATGCAATTTGATGAGGATTTACGCGTGCAGGCTTATAACACTGCCACAAAGCACAATATAACTACAGCAATGATACATGAGGGTTTAAACCAATTGCGTGTCTCAGGTTGCCCTTGGCAGGATGCTGATATCGTTGAGGCTTTGGGGTACCTTGGTGACTATGGATTGCATAACCTATTAGCAGTTGAACGTATTGCACGTATAAGCGAAATGCATCCATACAGTAAGGTTAAAGGATTATTGCATCTTCCATATGAGAGTTTAGGGGTTAAAGATAGGGATGAAAAAGGGGAATTCATACCGCCAAGGCTGTTATGGAAAGAGAACTTATGTAACAGGAATGAGCGAGGTGGAAGGGATGCCCCTTAAACCTCTAAGGATATGCGTCGCTCGTGGATGCTCCAGTCTCACCCGTGACCGGTACTGTGATACACACAAGACACAACAACAAGAAGAAACAAAACATTACAACAAACATTCAAGAAACAAAACAATAACAAGTTTTTATAAATCAACAGAATGGAAACGAACAAGACAACTTGCTTTGATAAGAGACAATTATCTCTGTCAGCATTGTTTGAAAGATCATTGCTTCACTCCGGCTGACATGGTGCATCACATCGTGGAAGTGAAGGAAGATTGGTCGAAACGATTGGACATAAAGAACCTTGAAAGCTTGTGTAACGCCTGTCACAACAAGGCTCACGGCAGTAAGGGCAAGTGACCCTCCCCCCCTAACAAATCTCTGAAAGGGAAACGAACGGAGAACGGCGATCCCCCTTCTGCAAACAAACACCGCTTTTCAAAGTTCCGGAAACAGCAGAAAGCCCCCTCAGCAAATTTGCCGAGAGGGCTTGGTACGACTGGTTTTATTGTTGATTTCATCGTATCACGATTGGTGAAAAAAACAAGTGAAAAATGCAATTTTTTTGACATGAAATGAGGTGAGAACATGCCGAGGCCTGCAAAATCCGCGACGCTTCAATTGATACAGGGCAACCCAAATAAAAAGAATATGGAAGAGCTGGCCGCCCGGGCTGAGCACGAGAAAAAGCTGAAAATGCGATCCGATAATATAAAACCGCCAACGTGGTTGGATAAAGTCGGAAAAAAAGAATTCAAACGAGTTGCTGCTTTACTGGCTGAGGTCGAGATCATCACGGAAGCGGACATCAGCATGTTGGCCGCCTACTGCAACGCCTACTCTCAGTATATATCTATATCAAAAGTGATTGAAGAAGACGGGATTATGGTCCATACAGAAGGCGAGGATGAAGAGGGAAATCCTATCAAGTTAATAGGGGAAGAACATCCTTTATTAAAGCGGCAAAAAAACTATTATGATCAGATGAAATCGGCTGCTAATGACTTCGGCCTGACTCCGTCTGCCCGGGCTAAGCTTGCTATCACTCGTACACAGGAAGAACGGGAGAAAACAGCTGCAGAAAAGGAGTTTAAAAATGTATGAATACAATCAAACAGTTTCTACTTGATTACTCACGCGATGTGATATCGGGTGAGATTGTGGCATGCGAAAAACACATATGGGCTTGCCAGCGTTTTTTAAATGATGTGAGTAGGGAAGGCACAAGGGAATTCCCATATGTGTTTGATGACGAAAAAGCTCGTCGGTTCCTTTACTGGATGACACAATTTAAACATACGAAAGGGCCATTACAGGGTGAAAATATTGTTCCTGAACCTATTCAGATTTTCATCTTTGGTAATGTGTACGGATGGGTGCATAAGGATACCGGCTACCGCCGATTTAAAAAGGTATATTGGCAGGTCGGCCGTAAAAACACCAAAACCCAGAGCCTGGCCTGTGTTGGTTCCTATGAGACAATGGCCAACGATGAGTATATGTCCGAGGTATACATTGGGGCTACAAAAACTGAACAAGCAAAAATCTGTTGGAATGAAATTAAGGCGCAGATCATGCAAAGCGACCTTTTGAACAAGCCGGAAAAGAAATATCGGATTGCTTATGGGAAAATTGAGCATCCCAAAACACAGTCGAAAATTGAGGCGCTTTCTAAAGATGCCGGGAAGACCGGAGACGGATTCAACCCACAATGCGGCATCATCGACGAATACCATGCTCATAAAACCTCAGAAATTTATGATGTCCTGGCTTCCGGTATGGCCGCCCGTGCCCAGCCATTAATGTTAATTATTACGACGGCCGGCTTTGAATTAAATAATCCTGCTTACCGTGTGGAATATGACTACGTGTCTCGCATACTGGACCCGAATAAGGTCGAACAGAACGAGCAATATTTTGTAATGGTCAACGAGCTTGATAAAGGCGATGACGTCAAGGACGAAAAGAACTGGATTAAAGCGAATCCGATTGTCGCTGCCAATGAGCACGGTTTGAATTATTTACGTGGGGAATTGGAGGTCGCGCTTGCTGTCCCGGAGAAAATGAGAAATTTCATGACGAAAAACATGAACATCTGGGTAAACATGCGAGAAAACGGCTATATGGATATGCAGGCTTGGGCTGACTGCGGTTCTGACAAAACTCCGGATCTGAAAAACAGGGAGTGTTACGTCGGTATCGACTTGTCAAAAACAATCGACTTAACTGCAGCATCTTTTGTTTTTCCTTTGGATGATGGGCGGGTTGCTGTGGAAAGCCACGGTTTTATGCCGGAAGATACTTTTTTTGAGCGAATGAAAACCGACAACGTCCCGTATGACACATGGAAAGATAGGGGATGGCTTACGACAACTGACGGTGCTGTTGTTGATTATGATTACATCAGGGCTTACATCAAAAAGATGGAGCAGGAAAACGGCTGGCGTATCAAAGAAATTGGATATGATCCATACAATGCGACGCAGTTTGCTCAGCAGATGGAGGCGGACGGGTATGTAATGATTGAAATTCGTCAGGGTGTTGCTACTCTATCGGAACCGACTAAAGGCTTCAGAGCTAAGGTGAAATCGAAAAAAGTCATTCATCCGAAAAATTCACTGCTAACTTGGGCGATGGGGAACGCAGTAACCAAAGTAGATGCTCAAGAGAATATCATGCTGGATAAATCCAAATCAACACAACGGATAGATCCTGTAGCCGCATTGATTAATGCTTATGTACGAGCTTCTCAAACTGATAATGAAGTAGACCTGAATTCATATATCAAATCAGCGTCATTCTCTTTCTAAGGGCGGTGTAATCGTGAAAAAAATATTCGCATTCATGCTGCATCTGTTAAACGATTTTCTTTTTATCACAGGTGCAGCATTTATAGCGTGCGCCGCATATCGCTTGCATACAAACATCGGTCTTTTGACGACGGGTGTCTTTTTTATTTTTTATGCGGTGTTAATCAGCAAAAAAAGGGGGTGATTGATTGTTTTTGGAAGGGCTGTTTTCAAAAAGATCAAATGAATCAGAGACTTGGAATCTTGCGAACCCTCCTGACTGGATCATTGATATGTTCGGCGGCTCAAAGACGGCCAGCGGTGAACGTGTGAGCGAATCAACCGCCTTAATTCATCCTGATGTCTATTCATGTGTGAATGTATTGTCTGATGACATTGCTAAGCTTTCAGTCCATACGTTCAAAAGTCGCCAAGGTGATATTATCAGCAGCATGAAACATCCTGTTGCTCAATTACTCTATTTGAAGCCTAATCGTTACATGACGGCTTTCACATGGAAAAAGCTAATGATGATTCATGTCTGTCTTTGGGGAAATGCCTACTCTTATATCAAAGTGGATAAAACAGGTAAAATCATAGCCTTATTACCGTTAAATCCGGCCAATACACAGGCCTATGTAAATCCGAACAACGGTCTACTGTGGTATGAAACGGTCATTAATTCAAAAAGTGTTGAATTGTATGCGGATGAGGTCCTGCATTTCAAGGGTATGACAGAAGACGGGATTAACGGGAAAAGTCCGATAGGCGTCATAAGGGAACATATCGGTGCTCAGTCTGCTGCAACCAAATTTAATGCGAAATTGTATAAAAATGATGCTACTCCCCGGGGGATATTGAAAGTCCCAACCTTAATTGATGAAGACGCAAAAAATCGGGCAAGAGATGAATGGGAAAAAGTCAATGCGGGCCGCAACATCGCAATTATTGATGCCGGTCTTTCATATGAATCAATTTCAATGCCTTTACAAGAAGCACAATTTGTGGAGTCGATGAAATTCAACAAAGCACAAATTGCGTCTATCTATAAAGTCCCTCTGCACAAAATTAATGAACTGGATCGTGCTACTTTCAACAATATTGAGCACCAGTCCATCGAGTATGTGAAAAATACGCTGCATCCTTGGCTGGTATCCTTTGAACAGGAAATCATCACAAAGCTTTTTACTGATGGTGAAATAAATGAAGGATTTTACATCAAATTCAATGTAAACAGCGAGCTGCGCGGTGATGCAAAATCAAGGGCCGAGTATTACGAAATTATGGAACGGATCGGCGCCTTAAATATCAATGAAATTCGTGCACTGGAAGAGAAAAATGCGATTGAACACGGTGATCGGCACCTTGTGTCGCTTAACTATACCTTCCTTGATTCATTGGAGCAGTATCAAATGAACAAAGCTGGCTCAAGTAAAGGAGGTGATGGCAAACATGAGCAAGGAAGTACGGCACCTGACGACAAAGATTGAGATGAGGGCTGCCGATGATGAAGGAAAAGAGAAAAGGGATTATATAGAGGGGTATGCCTTGAAGTTCGAAAAGTGGTCAGAGCGCTTGGGAGGATGGTTTAAAGAAATCATCAGCCGAAATGCTTTAGATTCTACAGATTTTTCTAATGTTGTGGCGCTTTTTAACCACCGCCAGGATTATCCGTTAGCGAGAAATACGGTTTCTGGTGAAACTGGGCGGCTTGAACTAGAAATAGACGCTATCGGTCTGAAATTCCGTTTTATCCCTACAGAAACGACGTACGCAAAGGATTTAATGAAGAATATCAGAAGCGGAGTCATCAATCAATGCTCCTTTGTTTTCTCTTTGGATTACAGTCAAGGAGATCCCGACGAATGGCGCCATAATGATGAAGAGGACATTTATGAACGCCGCATCAATAATATCGAACGTATCTTTGACATTTCTCTCGTAACGACGCCCGCTTATAGCGATACGGAGGCAGTGATTGGTGAACGCAGTTTAGAAAAAGTGGAGCAGTTAAAAGAAATGCGGACTGCCCCAATTGAAAAATTGAAAATGGAACTTGAGCTTTTAGACCTCACATTGTAGGTCTATTTTTATGTTCAAATATAAGGAGGATACCTGAATGCCAGTAGCAATGACAAAAAAAGAACGTGAATTAAGACAAAAATTCACACAGAAAAAACAAGAGGCATCCAATCTTTTGGATGAAGGAAAGTCCGAAGAAGCCCGCAGCATGCTTGATGAAGCGAAGGCGCTGCAAAGACAAATCGAACTGATGTCAGAAGAACGCGGCTTGGAACTGCCGGCTTTGGATGAAGAGCGAAACTTTGTACCGGAACTTGAACGAAAACCTGATGAGGAACCGGAACAGCGCGACATCTTAACAGCCACAAATGAGTACCGGGATGCTTGGTTTAAAGTGCTGACCGGACGCAGCCATGACCTCGGAGAAGAAGAAAGAAGCATGATGCAGCGTGTTCTGAAGGAAAATCGCTCGTTGTCTTCTGGAAGTGATAAAGACGGCGGGTATACTGTTCCGGACGATATTTCAAAAGAGATTTTGAAATCCATCAAGGAATTAAATTCCGTTCGGAATCTGGTTCGCGTTGTGCCTAAAACTGCTCCATCAGGGAGTTATACAGTCCGAAAAGGTGTAGCCGGAAAACTCTATAATACAGCCGAGAAAGAACAAATTAAAGAACTAAAAAACATGGAATTTGAACAAATCTGGTACAACGTTAAAAAGTTCGCCGGATTTTTGCCTGTTTCTAGCGAGCTATTAAATGATTCTTTTGTAAACTTTGTTCGTGAAATCGTAGACTGGCTCTCTGAATCCGCTGTAGTGACAGAAAATGATGAAGTCTTTTATGGAAAAGGCGGGGAGACGAATGTTGAAGGCATCATTACCAGCGGCAAATACAAAACGCTTAAAGCGCCATCTGTAATTACGATTAAATTTCTACGCAAGGTTAAAAACCAAATTAAACGCGGATATCGTAAAAATGCAAAGTGGGTTATGAATACTGAAGCGTTTGAAACTCTGGCAAATATTGAAGATAAAAACGGCAGAGGTATCTTAGCTCAAGATCCTAGGGACGAAGACAGCTTCCTTTTGTTCGGACGTCCGGTTGAAGTTTATGACGAAATTGTAACTGACGACAAGACACAAAAGACTCATATTCTTTTCGGTGATTTTGAAAGTGCATATTTCATGTTTGACCGTCAAAAATTCGAAATCAAATCTACAGATGTAGGCGGAGACGCTTTTCTTACGGATCAGACATATTTCCGCGGCATTGAACGTTTCGACGGAAAAGTAGTAGATCCGGAAGCAGCCGTCATTGTCACTGATCTTGTCGTCGGGGAAGACGCAAAGGTAGAAACGCCTGAACAGTCTGCTGATCTTGGAAAGTAAAAATAAAAATTGAAAGGATTGATCGACATGGCGAAATTAGACAATATTCTGAACGAAAGTAACGGTGTATTAACTTCTGCGAGGGACAACGGTAAAGGAGTGCCGATCACTGACATTTCGGTTGCGGATAACAGCGAAGAAAATCCTCTTTACGTAAAAGGCCTAAAGGGTGATCCGGGTGAACCAGGACCAAAAGGCGAGAAGGGAGATCCCGGCGATCCAGGCCCGAAAGGTGAAAAAGGTGATCCGGCTGTCATTGAAGAGGGCAGCATTGCACATGAAATGCTGGGCGAAAAATCAGTTCGCAGTAAAAATGTTGGGACTGGCAGCATCATGTTGGAGCATCTGAACAGTGAAGTAAAGGCTGTACTTGACGGTATGCAAAAACAAATTGATGAACTGAAACCCACCACTCCTGCAGAATGAAAGGCAGGTGATACCAGATGACAGAAGCTGAAAAAATAGAATTAGAGAAAGTGAAAAAATTCCTCCGGGTCGATGGCGATCTGGAGGATGATTTAATTCTAGACTTTATCGCATCAGCAAAAGAACATATAACAGGTGCTACTGGCCTTACATTTCCGAATAACTCAGCACGAGCAGCTATGTGTGTAAAAGCTTTTGTGACGCATTGGTATGAAAACCGGGAGATTGCCGGCACGACATCCAATCTTGATGGAGTGTTGACTATGATGGTCAATCAGTTGAAATACACGGTTCCAGAGGTGAAGGCCAATGCTAAATGATATGCGGTATCGCATTCAATTTCAAAAAAAGAAGCCCGGCGGCCGTCTGCCTGTGGAGGGAAATGATAGCTGGGAAACAGTTATTGAATGCTGGGCAAAGGTGGAGGGCTTAAAAGGCCGGGAATATTATGCTGCAGCGGCCATACAAAAAGAAAAAACAGTTCAATTTACAATCCGGCACCGGGAAGATATCAATGAACATATGCGAATCGTCTTTCAGGGCGTTCCATATGAAATTGAGGCTATCTTACCGAATTATTCGCGGCGGCATTTCATTACGATTAAAGCGAATGTGGTGAGCCGATGAACTTTGAATTGGAATTGAAAGGGTTTAGGGAGCTTGAATCTACTTTTGCTGATCTGGCCCGTAAGGATGAAAAGATTCATAAAGCAGCAGTGAAAGCCGGAGGGGCTGTTTTGGCTGCGGAAATTAATGAGGAAGCTCCACGCTCTTCCATTGGCGGAAGTCATCCGCACATTGACGATGATATTATAGTCGGCAGCCGTATCAGGCGGGACGAAGACGGAGAGATATACGCAGTTGTAGGCCCTACAAAAGATACAAAATTCCGTGTTCACTTGCCGGAATTCGGCACGCTCCATCAAGCTGCCAATCCATTTATTCACCGGAGTATGCTAAAGGCGAATGGCAAGATGCTTGATGCAATGGAAAAAGTCATAAAGGCGGGATACAAGCTGTGAATCTTATCGAACGGGCTGCACAATTGAAAAACAGTTTATTTGAAGCGCTGGAAGCTCATCCGGCGCTTTTATCATTGGTTGACCCCGGCAATATCTATGAATTGGCAGTGCCGGAAGGGATAAAAAGCCAGCCGCCTTATATTGTCGTACAAGAATTAGATTATCGAACAACCAAATGGGCAGACGGTAAGCCCATCCAGGACAGCACGCTATATCAGATTGATGTGTACCACAATCAGTCTTGTGAATCCGTAATGGCTGCTGTCGTTGATGTAATGGGAACTTTTGATTTCCAGACTTATGGTCCTATTAATGAGTTTTTACAATCTGAGCGCCTCATTCGAAAAGGTTATCGGTTCGAGGCCAATATTTTATTATAATTGGAGGTTTTATCATGCCCGAATACAGTTCTATGGTGGGATTGGAAGGCGTTAAGTATTCACCATTAATCAAAAAAGAAGGCTTGTGGATCGCCAGCAAGATCATTGATTATCCACATGTTATCAACGCAAAGATGGCAACCGATTCATCTACAGAAAAACAGTACGCAGATAACAAAGTAGCTGATTTAGCTGTCTCGACTGGCTCAACGAAACTCGACTTAGAAATGCGAGACGTACCGCCGGAACACCTTGTCAATTTATTTGGGATAGAGGAAACCAAAGACGGTCTATATCTTTTCAAGAAAAACGTTACTCCGCCGTGGATCGCGATTACCTTCTTTGGTGTCAAAGCAAACGGAAAAAAACGTCATGTAGGCTTAGTTCAAGGTCGATTCACTTTGCCGGATGATGACTGGAGTACAAAAAAAGAAAAAATAGACTTCCAGACCTCTAAATTGTCCGCAGAGTTTCTTGAAAGAGAGCAGGATGACGTGTATAAAATCATCGCAGATGAAGACGCGCCTAATTTCGATTTAGACAAGTTTTATGAAAAGGTATACGGCAACGCCTACACTTCATCTAAAGATGAACCCAAAGCAAGTAAAAGTACTGATCTTGGCGCTTAAAAAGGGAAGCAGAGTGCTTCCTTTTTAATTTCTATAACAATTAAAAGGAGGAGTCGACATGGCTCAAAAACATATTTCAATCAAACTATGGTTCGAAGATGAAAAGAAATTGAAAACATTTATTGCACCTCGTACAAATACGAAAACACTTATTGAAGCATTACGGTTGAACGCAGAAGCTGAAAAAACAGCAGAAAATTTGGAGAAAAGCATCAAGATTCTTGAAAAACAGCTGCAATTTATCGTAGGGGTATTCCGGAATCAATTTACTTACGATCAATTATTTGAGGGGCTGGAATCTTTTGAAGTTACGAAAGAAGTGAGCCGCATTCTCTCAGAAGTTGCCGGCTATAAAGAAATTGAGGCTGCTGATCAGGATTTTTTGCCGGAACAGACGGAGAAGAATACACCTACGAGCGCGGAATAGAGCAGATAAATGAAATTTACGCCACTCTCCTACAACAAGGGTGGAGTATGAGCGCAATTGACGAGATGGACATATATCACTATTTAGAGATATTGACCGAAACCAATAAACCAGAAGAAGTGAAATTTGAAGATGTCTTCTTTTAGACGGGCTTATAGCCTGTCTTTTTTGTTGAATCTTTGCCAGGAAAGCGGGGTGGATACATATGGCTCAACCAATAGGAAATATGGTCGTTAAGGTAGGTCTTGACGATACGGGATTTAACCGGGGCATTGAAGGCTTAAAAAGGCAGATGCGATTGGCCAATTCAGAAATGAAGGCAGCCGGAAGCATTTATAAAAATGCCGGCGACCAATCAAAGCTCCTACAATCGCAGATGGAGGGCTTGAGTAATAAGTATAAGATTCAAGGACGGTTGGTCCAGGAGCACCGTCAGCGGTATGAAGAACTGGTCAGACAAAAAGGAAAAGACAACCGAGAGACACAGATTCAGGCGCGGCGTTTGAATGATGCTATTGCAGTTCATGAGAATCTCGGCAAAGAACTGAATAAAGTCAGCAAAGAGTTTCAGGCCATGTCAGACAGCAGCAGTCGGGCTGCAGGAATTTTTTCTGTTTTTAAAAAGGATTCCAAGGATGTATCAGAAGAGCTAAACGCTGTTTATAAATCTGCAACAGCCACAGGAAAGGCATTAGCGGGAATTGGTGCCGCCGGAGCGCTTGGGATCGGTGCAACCGTTAAGGCCGCAGCGAGCTTCGAGAAAGATATGAGCCGTGTCGCCGCCTTGGCGAACGCAACGAACGATCAATTGGCATCATTAACAGAAACAGCCCGTCATCTTGGCGCCGTCACACAGTATACGGATGGGCAAGTAGCCGAAGGCATGCAGTATTTAGCGATGGCCGGCTATAAGACGAATCAAATTATCGGCGCTATGCCCGGCTTGCTTGCGACGGCAGCCGCCGGACAAACCGACCTCGGCGTAACGGCTGATATCGTTTCTGACATCTTAACCGAATTTCATATTAAGGCAGAGGACACAAACCGTGTTGCCGATGCAATGACGTATACGTTCACGAACTCCAATGCCACTTTGCAGGAGATTGGTCAAACGATGAAATATGCGGCTCCGGCTGCTAAAACAGCAGGTCTCAGTATGGAAGAGTTGGCCGCGGCAACCGGTATTCTGGCAAACAGCGGAATAAAGGCAGACATGGCAGGTACAGCACTTCGATCGACGCTTACTCGTTTAGCGGCTCCGCCTAAACCTGCGGCTTCGGCTATTGAAGAATTAGGTTTAAAAGTGACAGACTCTACCGGAAAGATGCGCCCGCTGGCCGACATCATGGGGCAGATCACAGAGAAAACAAAAAATTATACTGAAACAGAACAGATCCGGATCGCTAAACAGCTGGCCGGACAACATGCTATATCTGGATTTATCACGCTCATGCATGCAGGTAAAGATAAGCTGGAAGAATTCACAAAGGAAATAGAAAACAGCGGCGGTATTGCTGAAAAAGTGGCTGACACGCAGATGGACAACCTGGCCGGATCTGTAGAATATCTGAAATCTGCAACAAACAACGCCGTCATCACCATGGGAAACCAGTTTATACCGATCATCAGAGCTGCTACTGACGGCCTGACTTCATTAGTGACATGGTTCGACGCCTTACCGAACTCCGTCGCAAGCACAATTGCTATTACGGCCGGAGCTGTAACAGTATTTTCTCTTTTTGGCGGGGCTGCCTTGCTGTTAATCGGGGCATTACCGAGGATCGCAGCAGGATGGAACATGCTCCGCACGGCGGGGGGATATTTAACCGGTAACGTCAATCGGGCATCGGCAAGTCTCGGCGTTTATACGACTGAAGCCGTTGCGGCAGGCGCTGCATCCCGAACAGCGGCAGCTGGCATTGCGACAACTTCCACTGCGGCAACGGTAGCAGCCACCCGGATGGAAAGACTCAACCAAACAAACGCCGTGGCAGCAACACGAGTGGGCCGACTGGAGCAATCGACAAATAGAAGCTCGAAAGCGATGCGCGGGCTTGGCGGCGCATCCCGGGTGGCCGGTACTGGTCTAACTCTTTTCGGCGGTCCAATCGGGACAATTGCCGGACTCGTTCTTACTTTTGCTCCTGAGCTGTTAAAGTTCGGTGCCGGAATTATCAAAACCGGATTAAATGCTGTAAAAGGGGCAGGCGGATTTATGAAGCTCGCTAAAAGCGGTTTCGGCCTGTTTAACATACTTAAAAAAGGCACTGCTGTTGTCGGTCTTTTACGTGGCGGACTTGGATTGTTAGGCGGACCAGTCGGCGCGCTCATTACGGGTGTGACTCTCTTAGCTGATGCCGGATTTAAGTATTATGACAATTTAAAGAAACGAGTTCTTCCGGCGACAATTGATTTTGGAGACGGTGTATCAAAATCCACAGCAAAAGCCGTCAACGCCTATGAAGACATGAACATTGAGGTTACAGCCAAGCTGAACACTCTCCGTGCGACCAATGCTACCATCACGAACGACATCGCAGATGACATGTCAAAGCGCTTTAAAGACATGGGAGATTCTTTGAAAAATGGATACAAAACCAGTGCGACCAATGCAACTAAAGTGCTGAAAGAATTTTATGCTTCTAATAACGGAATGTCTGATAAAGAAGAAAATAAAATCATTGGCAAAATTGATGCTTATAACGAGAAAAAACAAAAGAAGATCCAAAAGTATGTTGATCGAGTAGATGAAATTTATAAGACTGCCGCCCGCGAAAATCGAAAAACCACGGAAAAAGAGAATAAAGAAATAGCTAAAATTCAAGGCAAAATGCTTGCTGAAATGGAGACTGCACTCTCACGTAGCAAAGACGAACAAACCAAAATCTCCAAAAAATTAAAAGAAGAAACGTCTAATCTTTCTGCTAAACAAGCGGCGGCCGTAGTAAAAGACAGTAACAATGCAAAAGAGAAAACGATTAAAGCAGCTAAGAAACAACGTGATGCTGTTATTGATGCCGCTGATGAACAGTATTATGTGAAACGTTCAATTTCTAAGAAAGAACACGATAAAACTGTTAAAAACGCAAAGAGCCAGGCGAAAAAGACAATTAATGCAGCGGAGGAAACTCATAAAGGTGTCGTAAAGGAAGCGAAAAAGCAAGCTGAAGGCCATATCAGCCAAGTTGATTGGGAAAAAGGTGAAGTGCTGGGTGTCTGGGATCAGTTAAAAGTAGATTTGGCAACCAAAGTAAACGCTATAACTGATGGCATAAATACAGTTTTGGAATTTATGCACATTCCTACAATTCCCCAGTGGAAGCCGGCAGGTTACGACAGTCGCCAGTCTTCCACAATGCAAATTGCGCCGGGGTTAGCCTATGCCAAAGGAACAGACTTCCACCCCGGTGGCCGGGCATTAGTCGGTGAGGAAGGATGGGAGCTTGCTCACACGCCCGGTATCGGCACTTACATTGTCGGAAGGGGCGGCCCACAAGTGTGGGATCTTCCGCGTGGTACGTCTGTTCTTCCGCACGCTCAGTCGAAAGAAGCAGTTGCCACAGGGCTTCCCGGTTATGCAAATGGGGTCGGAAACTTCTTCAAAAATGCGTTTGAGGGATCAAAAAAGCTGGTGAAAGGCGCTGTCTCTGTCGGCAAGAATGTCATTGGCAAAACGAAGGATGTCGCTTCTAACGTTATGGAAATGATTATGAAAGGGCCGCAAAAGATAATCAGCAGCATTTTCAAAGGCATGATCCCGTTTAAAACAGGAACCGGAATAGACGGGTTAGGGACTGGTATTCTCAAAACGCTAAAAAGCGGTGCCCTTCAATTCTTAAAAGGGGTCTTGCCGGATGTGGGATTTTTTACGGCAGATGCCTATAAAGGCGCAACCGGATCTGCCCAGGTCCAAAAATGGGTAACAGAAGCCGTCGGCATCGCTGGTGTCCCGTTTTCATGGGTTCCCGGCTTAATCACGATTGCCATGAAAGAGTCTGGAGGGAATCCGAATGCCATTAACCTTACAGATTCCAATGCAAGAGCAGGAAATCCGTCAAGGGGGTTAATGCAGACCATTCCGAGTACGTTTTCCTCTAACGCATTTCCGGGTCATAACAACATACTTAATCCGGTGGACAACATTCTGGCGGCCATTAATTACATTAAAGGGCGATATGGTGATATATCCAATCATCCCGGCTTGAAATCAATGGCGCGCGGCGGCCCGTATGTAGGGTATGCAAAGGGCGGTACTTCTCCGGGGCGCGGCGGCTCCAAGCTCGCCGTCCTCAACGAACGAGGGTACGATGAAACCACCATTACGAAAGATCCGGCATACCGCGAAAGGAATATCGGATTGTGGGCGCGGGTTGGGCGTGAGCTTGGCGTCCTGCCTTCTCTGCAAGAAGGGATGATCTCGAAGGCTTTGCTATTGCTTCAAAAAGCATCCGCGGCACAGCCTGAAAATGATAAAAGCGTCAATATTGATATGACTCGGGTCGTGGAGAATCAAGAAAGGCAAATCAGTATGATGGGGCAGCAGATCGACGCTCTCCAGCAGAACATTCAGCTACTGCAACAGCTGGTCTTAAAAGATAACAACACCTATATTGACGGTGCTCGAGTAGACCAAACGAGTGCTGACCGATATAGAAGAAAACAATATAGAAACGGGGGCAAGCCGGCTTGGTAAAACTATTTTTGGATTTTGATAACGGATTGGGGGAGCAGAGCCTTGACAGCTTGCTCCCGCAATTTGAAGTGTTGAGTTTTTTGGCGGAAGCGCCGATTATCAATCGGGAAACGATCACGATCCCGCGGCGACATGGTGTTATCTCAGCACAGCACCCTCGTGACGTAACCTATTCATCAAGGAAGGTCACTGTAGAAATATATTTGAATTCAAAAATTCACAATAATTTTTACATGCTTAGGCATCAGCTCTATGCTTTATTGGTGAAGCCATTTGCCTATTATATTTCTACTGACTTATGGCCGAATCGCCGTTTCCTTGTCACGTGTGATGGGAATTTCAGCATTCCCAAAGAAAAGGAGAAAACACATGCTGTTTTTTCAGTCGAGTTTACCAATATTACCGGGATGGCAGAATCTAAACATTCAACCAAAACAGCACAGACTCAGTCAGGAGAGAACTGGAACATCGGTATGAACCTGCAATCAGATGACAACCTGGCCTATTATTTTAAGAATCAGAAACGTTTCTCGATCTTTAATTCTGGAGACGTCCAAATCAATCCTCTTGATCATGCGTATAACGTCCTATTGAACGCCAAGGGGAAGAATGTAACACTAATCAATCATACCAATGGCGAAAAATTAACGATTGAACAGGAGTTGAAGAAGTCACAGCAGGTATCATTTTTAAAGCAGTACGCGCTGCTCAATAATAAACCAATAAAAACATCTGGACGTCTGCCGAATCTCGAAATTGGCTGGAATGAGTTTGAAGTTCAGAATACTGATGATTTTGTCATAGAATTTGACACCCGGCTCTATTACTTGTAAGGCAGGCGGTTTATATGGCGAATACAGATTTTATTAAAGAGATTGCCGGCGACGCCCAGCAAATATATAAAAAGCACCGTATTCTCGCATCATTGATCATTGCGCAAGGATGCTTAGAAAGCGCGTGGGGCACAAGTGAATTGGCGACAAAAGGACATAACCTTTTCGGTATGAAGGGCGAATACAACGGCCAGTATGTCATTATGCAAACATGGGAAGTTATCAACGGAGAAAACGTACAAGTTCCGGCTAAATTCAGGAAGTACCCTTCATGGAAAGAATCTATACAAGACCTAGCAAACCTGTACTTGAATGGCCTTAGCTGGGACAAAAACCATTATAAAGCTGTCGTCGGGGAAACAGATTATCAGAAAGCAACTGCGGCTCTCGTCAAAGCCGGGTATGCTACCGATCCAAATTACGCAACAAAATTGAACAGCCTCATTTTCACCTATAAATTAACGAAATATGATACAACCGAGGGAGTACCAGACGAACCGAGTAATCCGAGCACACCAGATCCTGAGCCGGACATACCAAGTAAGGAATATAACGGTAAAGACATTACGCTGAATCAAAACTTACCAAAAGACGTTTATTTCCCTCAACTGCATGTTTCCAGTCAAGACGGAAATCAAGTTGTCGAAGTCATTGGTGCCGATCCGGATCTGCTAGATGACACCACCGGAAAAAAAGATATTGAGTTTACGATCACTCGAACTGCTGATAATGGCATTGAATATGACTTACTTATAAATGACAATATTCTTTACCTGGATGAAAAGAAATTTAATCATCAAAAATACTTTATCACGATGATCGAAGTCGATCAGGAAAAGACACTCAGCAAGAAAGTTTCTGCAAGCCATGTTTTCGTTGCCGTTTTGAATAACCATTATGTAGAAGAGACGATTAGCGGTACACTGACTGTACGAAAAATGCTTGATTTCACATTGAAGGGGACGAAATTCTCTTATATTTTCAAAGACAAGGAAAGTGAATTTGAAAGTGTAGAGCAGGAGAATTTTGGTGACAAGTTTGCGAATGAGCTGATAAGCGAAATTGTGGAAGACTACGGTTTAGAACTGGATGTAGATAATTACAAGATTTACATCTATAAAAAGATGGGAAAGCGTATCAATCACACTCTCGACTCTCGTTATAATATGCCCGGTATTAAAATTAAAACATCGACAGAAGGCTGCTCTACCCGGGCGCGAGGATTCGGTGCGATTAAGGAAAACAGCAGCACCGACAGCAAAAAAACGGAGTACGTCTTTGAGCCAGTCCTATACAAGCACCCTGACGAAGATAAGTTCTTGCTTGATGGCATGCCGAGGTGGGCGGAACCGTTGCGCGACGAGCGTTATAAAAAAGAATCCAGCATGATGACGGCGCTTAAAAAATACGTGAATCCTTATCCGAAAATGGAGATAGAAGTAGATTATGAATACATCTATGAGCCGAAGCTTCTTGAAATACAAGAAGATTTTTGGAAGGGAGACACACTTCATGTGCTGGCTGATACAGCATACGGTGTGACTTATGAAGACGATGTCAGGCTGCTTTCCATTCAATACAAGCCCTTAAATCCATATGCAAAGCCAACATTGAACTTTGCTAATTTCCGTAAAGATATCCAGGATATCCGCATGGAGCAAGAAAAACGATTGAAAGATCAAAAACGTTATGTTCAGAAATTAAGAATGATGATTTAAAGCACCTCTATTGGGGTGCTTTTCGTTTTAGTTGAAAGGAGTGTTCTGAATTGGTCAGGCTTACCAAAGACTATGATACCACCCGAAATGCCCGGTATACATCACAAATACGGGATGACATGGAAACTATAGAAAATGGAATAAATAAAATTGATGATGATCTTAAAAGGCACCGAGCAGGAATTGCCGTTCATGATTCTTCACAGATTACACATGATGGGTACACCGTCGAAAACCGTTTGAAAAATCTGTTTGCGCGATTTACTAACCTTGTACTGAATCATGACGGTAAAGACGTGAAAGAAGTCGTGGATTCCCGCGTAACGACGGATGGGGAAATTGCCGCAACATTGAAAGACAGGCTCGATAGGGAATTCAGCAAGCTTGACAGGAAAATCAAACGCGTTGTAAACGTTGATGACTTCGGGGCTGACCCGACGGGAAAAACGGACAGCACGGAGGCATTTAAGAAGGCGTTCGGAACCGGTAAGGTGCAGGTGGTTATGTCAGCTGGCATTTACGTCGTGAAAGGTTTGAAAATCCCTTCCTGGGTTCGTCTCGTCGGTCAGGGAATCGGCGTTACATTCTTAATTTTGAATGATGAGACACCAGCCTCAGAATGGGTCATTACGAATGCGGACTACGAAAAAGGGAATCGAAACATTCACATTGAAGGATTCTCAACAGACTGGAATCAAGAACGGCAGGGTGGTTTAAGGGCGACAGGCGGGCAGCATTCCACATGCGTTGCCTTTGCGAATTCAAAATTCATCTGGATTAAAAATATAGAAAACATTAACCCCGCACTTCACGGCATTGATATAACAGCGCCAACGTATGACCATCTACCAGATACCGAGTATACAAAAGACGGCTGCAGATATGTATGGATTGACGGCTGCGTTAACTCAGGGTATGGGGATGACGGGATAACAACCCATTACAGTGAATATATTTTCATATCAAACTGCCATTGCACAAATCCAACAGGCATCGCACATGCTGCGGGGAAGGCTAACTCTAACGGCATTGAGATTGACGACGGTTCTAAGCATGTATGGCTGCTCAACAACTATACAGAAGGAAACATCCGCGGCGTTGAAGTTAAGGCGCATACCGAATGGCCGGCTTCCCAAAATGTTCATATCCTCGGCCACGTTTCATATCGGGACGTGCGGGCTTATGATTTGCGGCATATCGGCCACCATAAAGCAGATGATCCTGAGAGTACTACAGCTTATGATGTGACGTTAACGGACTGCACCGCAATAGAACCGGTTTTTAATGATCTGTATGAGGGAATTACCCCGCGTGCTCTTGTTGTATCCGCATATAAGAACGTGCAGATTGTCAATTTTACCGCAATCGGAAATCCCAATTACGATTATAAAAACAGTCCGGTGATAGCCTTTCAGTATCGCTGCAGAAATATCACCGTAAACGGTATTAAAATGAGAGGGTTCAGAAAGGCTTCTCATGATATTCGAGTGTACGGAGGCCCACAAAAAGCTGATTACGTGAAGATCTCAAATTTTGATATTTACAACTCGGCTCCTGCAGCTTTCGGTTTAGGCGGCGGGGTTTATCATTCAAGCATTATGAATGGGACGATTATAGGTAAAAACGGAACCGTCGGAATTGGTTCACCGAATAATCAAACAACCATTGTAGGTGTAGAAGCAGCCGGGTATAAGATATCTGCTCAATTGGCCGGGAGAGAGTACAGCACTATCCCGACAAGAGTAAAAGGCGGATTTATGGGCGGCAATACTTCCGGATCAGCTCTGCATGAAGCGAGTGCCATTTTAGGCAGTACAGGTGACAACATCGCAAAAGGTCCTGCCAATGTTCTGCTGGGTGTCCGAGGCGGCTCAACAACTGAGGGGTCGCGTCAAGCGCTAATAGCCGTCAATAACTGCCACACAAAAGGTGACGGCAACTCTAGGGCTATTCTTGCAGCTCAGGGGGTTATCAACGATAACGGATACAGCGTTAGGGGCGGTTATGGGACTGGAAGTGCCTCAACAAAAAATACGAGATGGGAACTCGAT